AAGTATAGAAAAGCATTATAATAATGTTAAAGTATATTTAGCTAGAAAAGGAGAGTTTGATGACTAAGAAAAGAATACTTACTCTAGTCACAGGCGGTTTTGATCCTCTTCATAGTGGCCACATTGCTTACTTCGAGCAAGCAAAAGATCTTACAAATTACCTAGTAGTGGGGTTAAACACGGAAGAATGGTTGACTAAGAAGAAAGGACAATACTTCATGTCATGGAAAGAACGTGCAGAGATCATTCGTCACTTGGATGTTGTTGATGCCGTGATTACCGTAGAGGATGATGAACACGGTTCTGCGTGTCATGCCATCGAAAGATGTTTAGAGATCGCACAAACTGTTGTCTTTGCCAATGGAGGTGATCGTGGTAAAGGTAATACACCAGAGATGGATCAGTTTGGTGATGATCCCAGAGTAGAGATGGAGTTTGGTGTAGGCGGAACCGATAAGAAAAATAGTAGTTCATGGTTGCTCCACAACTACTTTGAAAGACAAAGAAAAATAGTAGGTCTATGAATAATATAGGATTAGAAGTTGTATTCTGGACAATATTGTCAGTATATCTACTAGCAAAACTTGGAGTTTTTAAGAAATGAATTGTTGGCACTGCAACACTGAACTCATATGGGGAGGGGATACTGATTGTCCCTTTGCTGAGGAGTATAGTTTCGTAACTAATCTTTCATGTCCTAAGTGTGAATCTTATGTAGAAGTTTATTATCCAAAGAGAGATGAGTGACATAGCATGGGAAGGGTTTAAATTACCCAATATGCCATTGTATAAGACTAAACTTAATGATAAGTGGATGACTTATCTTTGGTCTGTGGTTAAACAGGCGGAGAAAGATAATGTCAATAATAGTAACGATTACAGTTACAGACTTGCTGGAAATATAACTGGCAGTCTAGGATTGAAAGACGACGCTAACAAATTCAAAGATGAAGTTGTAGGTCCTCTAACACAACAGTTGATAGATGAAGACCCAAAGCATTACTTTCCTCCTATAGATCTTGACCCAAGTTTAGATCTAAAATATACAACAGAACTTAGAATGAATTGGTGGGTAAACTACCAATATCAAACTGAGTTCAATCCAGAACACGCCCACTCAGGGATTACATCATTTGTGATCTGGATGAAGATCCCCACACACCATGAGGATCAACACAACCTACCATTCCATTCTAAAGCTGCATCTGATTTTCAGTTTACCTACAATGATATTCTAGGGAATACCATTGAGTATCCTATCTTCATGAGTCCAGAAATGGAAGGCACCCTGATGTTATTTCCATCGACATTACATCATCAAGTGTATCCATTTTATAACACAAATGAACCAAGAATATCAATTGCTGGTAATTTATTGTGGTCTGTGGTAGAATTATAATAGAAGTGAATCATTATGGATTTTTTAAAAGAAATAGTCAAAGAGATAGGAGATGAGTACACCCACCTTGCCTCCGAGGCAGAATCGACTGAAGAATTTATTGACACAGGTTCGTACATTTTTAACGGACTCGTATCAGGTAGTATATTTGGTGGTGTATCTCGGAATAAGATTACTGCTATTGCTGGGGAGTCTAGCACTGGAAAAACTTTCTTCAGCCTCGCTGTCGTTAAAAATTTCCTTGACACTAACCCTGATGGGTATTGTCTCTATTTTGATACTGAAGCTGCTGTCAATAGGGGACTCCTTGAGTCTAGAGGAGTTGATCTCGAAAGGCTCGTTGTTGTCAATGTGGTAACAATCGAAGAGTTTAGACAGAAGGCACTTAAAGCCGTAGATATATACCTTAAGACAGATGAGGACAATCGCAAACCTTGTATGTTTGTATTGGATTCTCTTGGTATGTTATCCACAGAGAAAGAGATTCGTGACGCACTAGATGATAAACAAGTCAGAGACATGACCAAATCTCAACTTGTCAAGGGTGCATTTAGAATGTTAACTCTTAAACTTGGTCAGGCAAAGATTCCACTAATAGTTACTAATCATACCTATGATGTCATCGGATCATACGTTCCCACCAAAGAGATGGGCGGAGGCAGCGGTCTCAAGTATGCAGCGAGCACAATCATTTATCTTAGAAAGGCTAAAGAAAAGGAAGGAACGGAAGTCGTTGGAAATCTTATTAAAGCTAAGACGCACAAGTCGCGTCTGAGTAAAGAAAATAAGGAAGTCGCTATCAGACTTTACTATGATGAGAGAGGTCTTGACAGATACTATGGTCTTCTAGAACTAGGAGAACTTGGTGGTCTGTGGAAGAATGTTGCTGGTCGTTATGAGATGAATGGTAAGAAGATCTATGCCAAACAAATTCTGGCTTCCCCCGAAGAATATTTTACTGACGAAGTTATGGCAAAGTTGGAGAAGGTTGCAGGGGATACCTTTAGCTATGGATAAATTCATCAAGACCTATGAGGTTTTTGATGAATCATTATGCAAATCTATCATAGAAACATATGAAAACTGTGAGAAAAAGCAGAGAGTAGAAAATGGTGGAGTACCTGATTTTACTCAAGTTAATTTAAACACGGCTGGCAAGTTTGATAAGTTTGTACAGTTGTTGTGTTACAAAACTGTAGATGTAATAAAACGATATAAGAAAGATCTGCCAGAATATGTGGAGTGGTTCCCTGACAGATTTTTCTTTGAAGAATTTAGAATTAAAAAGTATGATCCAGGCAGTGACCAGTTTGGATTGCATACTGATGTTCAAGATCACATGAGTGCAAAGAGATACCTTGCTTTTCTCTTTTATCTTAATGATGATTTTGTAGGCGGAGAGACCGACTTTCCATATAATGAATTGACAGTTCAACCTAAAACTGGTAGAGTGTTAGTATTCCCTCCCACATGGCAATATCCACACAGAGGATATCCTGTTAAAGACGGATCACCAAAGTACATTATGAGTACATATCTTCATTATCAATGATTGAAACTATTGAAAATACGATCATCAAGAATCTCATATTCAATGAGGATTATACAAGGAAGGTATTGCCTTTCCTAAAACCCGATTACTTTGACAAGACGACAGATAAGATTATATTTGAAGAGTGTGCAAGATTTATTGTAGACTATGACAAGTGCCCTACTGTAGAGATTCTCTCCATTGAATGTGAGAAGAGAAAGGATATCAATGATGATACCTACAAAGAAATTTTAGATTGTCTAAGTCAGACAAGTAAAGAAGATGCTGTAGATGATTGGTTGATAGATACTACAGAGAAATGGTGTAAGGAAAGAGCAATCTATCTTGCACTGGTCGAGAGTATCTCTATTGCAGACGGACATGATATCAAGAAAGGTGTCGATGCTATCCCTGCTATCCTATCAGATGCACTTGCTGTTGGATTTGATAACCATGTTGGACACGATTACTTAGAGGATTATGAGGAGAGATTTGACTCATATCACAAGAAGGAAGATAGAATCGAGTTTGACCTCGAATTTCTCAACAAGATTACAAAGGGTGGCCTTCCAAATAAAACACTCAATATTGCTCTCGCTGGCACTGGTGTTGGTAAGTCTTTGTTTATGTGTCATGTCGCAAGCAGTATGTTACTCCAAGGCAAGAACGTATTATACATCACGCTTGAGATGGCTGAGGAAAAGATTGCTGAAAGAATTGATGCTAATCTTTTAAACATACCTATACAACAGTTGACAGAGATTCCTCGTCAGATGTTTGAAACTAAGGTTACTAAATTGTCAGAAAAGACTCAAGGTAATCTTATCATCAAAGAGTATCCCACTGCCGCTGCACACTCAGGACATTTCAAAGGTTTGTTGAATGAACTTGCACTTAAAAAGTCTTTCAAACCTGATATTATCTTTATTGATTACTTAAACATATGTGCATCATCACGTTATAGAGCTGGTTCTAATGTCAACTCATACTCCTACATCAAAGCAATCGCAGAGGAACTTAGGGGTCTCGCAGTTGAAGCGAACCTTCCTATTGTATCCGCAACTCAAACCACTCGTAGTGGGTATAGTAACAGTGACGTTGATATTACAGATACCTCTGAGTCATTCGGTCTTCCCGCTACTGCCGACCTTATGTTTGCTCTTATTTCTACGGAGGAATTAGAGGAAGTAAATCAAATTATGATCAAACAGTTGAAGAATAGATACAACGATATCAATATGAATAAGAGATTTGTTATTGGTATTGATCGTTCAAAGATGAAACTATTTGATTGTGACCAGAGTGCTCAGGATGGCATAGTTGACAGTGGACAGGATGAGGAGTATAATAATGATGAATCTAAAAAGATCAAAAACAAGTTCGCAACGTTGAAATTCTAATGACTATTGATTTTAAAAGGTACGAGACATTTGTAGATGCCGTAACCTCTGACGCTTCCAAAGATTTTGTTAATCTCGCTGACCGTATGGTTGAGTTGGATGGACAGGGTGCGAACATTGAAAGACTTTTGACTGCTGCGGTAGGTGTATCTGCTGAAGCGGGTGAGTTTACTGAGATTGTAAAGAAGATGGTTTTCCAAGGAAAGCCTTGGAATGGTGCAAACAAACATCATCTTATTACCGAATTGGGAGATGTAATGTGGTATGTAGCACAAGCATGTATGGCACTGGACGTATCATTTGACGAGGTAATTGAAACAAACGTCAAGAAACTAGAGAAAAGATATCCAGGCGGTAGTTTTGATGTGCATTATTCCGAGAACAGACAGGAGGGAGACCTCTAAATAGTATCAAAAAGTCATGGCTAGAACTGCTGAGGAAGTATTAGAACTTAATCAGATCTTACAGGAGATTAATATTCCTGATAGAGATGTAGAAGTAAAAGGTGCAACTTCTAGGTCAGTTACTTATCTCGTTAAGTCTGATGACAGAGATAAAACTAAAGCAGACGTAGAAGGACTTCTATCAAGACTAGGCAGAGTTTATAACGAACAGAAATCTGTTAGTTCCGTTCCTGTATCCTGTGTAAGGATGGGTGACGGAACTATTTTAATGTTTATATACAAACCCAGAAAGGGTGGTATGTCAATGACAACGTTGAACTCTTCCATGACAGAACTGTTTCCATGTATTGCTTTTATGAACGGTATCAATCCTAACCTATCAGTTAGAGATTTTTATCAAGCAATTAGAAAGGCTAATAATCCTAATGCTGCATACTATCTAACATCACAGGATGCAGTTGCTGGAAAGAAATTTATAGATCAGGCAGAGAACGGATCATTCCAAACAAAAGTAACGAACGCAAAGAATATAACAAAGTGGTTGAGATCTCATAATGCAAAACATCCTATTGCACAATGTTACTGGGGATACAGAGCAAAACCAAGTGGTGTAGATGGAAGTCATCCTGGCGATATCTTTATCCAGTATAGAAATGGTGGTATGTTAGGTATCAGTCTAAAGGCTGGAACTGCAAAATCTGCTGAACCTAAGTTGAACACATATGTGAAACCAATATTTGATTTCTTTGGTGAACAGAGTTCTTACAATGCAATCAAAGATAAACTATGGCCAAACTATGAATCCATAGAAGGTATCGAAGCATCTGATAAAGCCTTCTGGGGAACATCAAGACTGGCACTAAAGACTTTTGAATTTGAACAACAGAATGAGGCTGAGTATAATAGATTATATGATTCTAATTTGAATATTGTGAGACAGGAGTTGATCAATCTTTTCAATAGTAATTTTGTTATGGCAAAAAAATATATTACTCAAAAGATTGCATACTCAGGATTCAGAACTCCAGCAATAACGGTAAAGGCCACAGAAACTGATGCGAGTTTAGATAATACTAATGAAAAATTGTCTGCTGCCTTGACGGCTGTAACAAGTGTGAGGGCTCAAGCGGGTAGTGGTAAGCAAGATTTTAATATTGTATTGAGTGATGGTTCAGTCATGTCAATGGCTTTCACAACTAGAACTAATAAAGTAGGTGCAATGCACAAGATGGGTCAATTCCAAAATCTTGCTGTTAAGTTTAATAAGATATCTTAATAGGATAAATAAAACTGTACTCGTCTATTGATATTTGTGAAATCCTTCGGTCAATTTTTAACAGAAGCTGTAAAGACTGCTGCATCCACTGAGGCTAAACTCAAGGGACTAAAGGGCGACGGTCATGGAGGCTGGTATGATGCTAAGGGTAAATTCGTTGCAAAAACTGTAAGCGGTAAACTTCAATACACAGGAGGAGGGGGTGCGGCCGCCACCGACGATCCAAAATCTACTAAAGTTGCCACACCTGAGAAACCCACTGTCCAGAAGAAAGCACCTGCTCCAGTTGCATCTTCTCCAAAACCAAAACCAAAGGAAGATCCTTCTTCTACCGCAACCAAATCACCTGAGCCTGGCGAATCGGATAAACAGACAGCAGAGGTGATGGGAAATCCTGCTAGCGAGGGTGCAGTAGTTGTATTTGGTAGATTCAATCCACCAACAGTAGGACACGAAAAGTTATTACAAAAAGCAAAATCAGAAGCAAACAGACTAGGATTTGACTTGAAGGTATATCCAAGTCGTAGTGTAGATTCTAAGAAGAATCCTCTACAGCCTGGTGCGAAAATAGAATATATGAGGAAGATGTTCCCAGATTATGAAGAGGATATCAAAGATGATCCTAATGCAAGAACTATATTTGATGTTCTTACAGGTGCCTTCAATCTAGGATACAAAGCAATAACAATAGTTGTAGGACAAGATAGACTCTCCGAATTCCAAAGTCTTGCACAGAAATATAATGGTGACTTATATGATTTTGAGGATCTTCAAGTCATATCTGCTGGTGCAAGAGATCCAGACTCAGATGGTGTAGAGGGTATGTCTGCATCTAAGATGAGAGATGCAGTAGCAAAGGATGACTTCAAAGGATTTGCAAAAGGTATTCCCAACTTAGGTAATATGGAGAAAAAAAATCTCTTCAACCTCATTCAAAAATCTATGGGAGCCACTGATGATCAACTTAGAGGATCATTAGCTTCTGAGACATGGCAGTATGCACCTAAGTTAGATCCATTTGGATTGAGAATTGCATATCTCAACGAGCAATGTTATAAAGTAGGATCATTAGTAGAGAATGTAAACACTGGAGTGAGAGGTAGAATTACTAGAAGAGGTGCGAATCATGTTATCGTACAAACTCCAGAGTCTACTATGTACAAAGCATGGTTAAAAGACTTGACAGAGGCATATGATGTAGGGACAGATGAGTATAGACAATACATGCAGAGAATGACACCAGGCCAAGGTGATAAGAAATGGAATAATGATCCTATTATTAAACCAATTACCAGTGGTTCTTACCATGATGGCAAGAAAGTAAAGAATCCTAATGATCCTCCTAGTGGACCTGGAGTAAAATATAATGATACATCTATACCTTACAAAGTTGGAAAGGGATAAATAAGGATAGATCAAGGCCTATCTAATTTTTTTACTATCATGACTGACGATTCAAAACTGGTTAATGCTTATAAATCAATGTATGAACATCATCAGAAAGATACTGATGGTAAAGTCATCGAGCATGATGATAAGGAACAGACTGATGAGGCTGTAGTTACTGGTTCTTTACTGGCAGCAAAGGCCGCCATGGGTGCCATTAAGGGTGCTAAAGTAATGGGTGGACTTTCTAAGGCTGCAAACATTGCTGGTAAGGTTGGTGCTGTTGCTGATGGTGTCGGAAAAGTTAAAGATACTGCTGATAAACTTAGAGGAAAGGGTCAACTTAACAACAGTGAATCTGTTGAATTGCATGATATGGATGGTAATTTAACTCATGAGATTACTGATGTTGTTACTCCAAAACCATTAGGTAATCCAGATGAGAACTTGGCCAATAGACTCTGGGATCAGGTTGCAGCAAACCTTACTACTCTTGGAGAGATGTCTGGTACAAGGTATCAAGTAACTCCTTTAGAGGAAGGAAAGAAAAAGAAAAAGAAATTAGATCCAGTCGGAAAGGAAGATGCTGATGTTGATAATGATGGTGATGTAGATAAGTCTGATTCATACCTTAAGAATCGTCGTGACGCAATCGGAAAGGCAATGAAGAAGGAAGAAGTAGAGAACGTAGATGAAGTTGCCTGTTGGGATACTCATAAGAAAGTCGGAATGAAGAAGAAAGGAAACAAGATGGTGAATGATTGCCGTCCTAAGAACGAGAGTTTCAATGTCAAGAGTCCAGTTTCGTTCTCTAAACAAGAAGAGGAAGTGGAAGAAACTATGTCAGAAGAGACTGTAGAGAAACACGCAAGTTCTATTCTTAAAGCACACAAGTCCATCCAGAAGTAGGATACACATGAAAAGCTTTGAACAATTTGAATATGAACAGTCTCCAATAACTGAGATTGTTGGAGTGGATGTCTCAAAACGTTTTGATAAAACTAAAACTACAGCTTCTGTTAAGTCCACCACTACAGGAGCTAGATCTCCTGTAACTAAAGGTGCTCAGGCTCCTAGTATTCCTACAAGGGCTGGAAGATTAAACGATGGAACTAAGAAAAGAGGGATACAGGCGACGTTAGATAGGAATAAAGATAGAGCAAGTAAGTACGCATCGTCTGATAGAGGACAAAGACAACTTTCCGCAGTAGGCGGAGCTGTATCAGGATTTGCAAAATACAGACCAGATAAAGAAGATGCAACCAGAGGAACTGGACTTGGAACTAATATGAGAGCCCTGGCTGGTAGAGCTCAATCTACTATTGGTGGTGGCATCTCTGCTTATAAAGATAAAAAGAAAGCACAAGACACAAAAGGATTACCAAGAAGTAAAGTTACAGGTTCTGATTCAGATAAAGTTACTACTGGTGGTACTGGAACTAGGGGTGTACTTGGTACAGCACTTAAGGGTGTTGGCAAAAAGTTTATTGGTATGGACAAACCCCAAGAAGTAAAAACTTCTGGTGGTAAAACTATCACAGGTGATGCTGAAAAGTATAGACCAGGCCAGGAAAGAAGAGCAGCTGCAAGAAAAACAGCAGAGGATAAGTATAGAGAATCTAGAAAGGTAAGGAAACAAACTACTAATGATACATCCAAGACTCCCACACAGAGTAAAGACTCTTCGTCGATGAGGAAGTTCACAAAATCGCCTGATAATAAAACAGTTGAAAAACAGATTAAAACAGCATCGAAAGACACCTCTGCTAAGA